GCGTAGTTGGTGATGAACCACTCGAGATTTCTTAACGAGATCCCACTAGATTTATTCAAGATGGTCAGTAGTTTATTCCTGTTATATTCGTCAGTGTAGAATTGGTTGATTGATGATAGCAGAATGCTTGTTTTATTCATTGAAAAGTAAACGACTCAAATCTATAAGTCCCTTTTGTTCGCAACCCGGGCACCCTGGGACGTTCATTTTTTCGGGGCCGTGGTTGTGTAGCTGTTGACTGGGTAGTTGTCTCGGTTTAATTTTTTCACCCTGTTGCTGGTGAAATTTACAGTATCCATTTTCACCAGCCTTGAACTTGCATCTAAAGTCTCCACCTTCATCCTTATTCTTCTTCTTTCCTCGACATCGCTCTTCACCACTTATTTGGGGAATGTCACGCAGCAGCAACTCCAGCGGAATCTGGTGCTTCTTTGAAATATTTTCGAGAGTTTTCGAGAGCTGTTCGGTATGATATGTTTCCACACCCTCTTCCACGAGTTCACAAACAAGCTCATTGAGTTCGTGTTCAATCTCACCGGGAAGTTGACGGAGTAAAATTTCCTTAGTTTTCTCAATGACTAACTTGGTCAGTCTCGTCATTCTTATGTTTACTTTGCTCGTAATGTTTAAATAGATCATCAACAGAGTTTTGACGATCTCTAAATTCTTTAATACGTTGCTTCAGTTCTGCGACTTTACCAGTGTCATCTAGGTTTAATTTTTTACATTCTTCAACGAGTTGCTCCTTCTTCATGGTGCTTATGGCGGGTTCCCTCTTCTTCGGTGGGGGTTTGTGGGCATCTATGATTTCCCCAAAAATTTCTTGTTTGACGTTGTCGTAGAGTGGATCGAGAAGGTCACACACGGGGTTCAAGAATTTATTAACGAAGTAGTAGTGATAGTCAACCGGGATATTATTCTCCTCGACATACTTGGGATCCTCAGATTTTTCAAACGCCTTAGCCTTTGGATCATTCGTTTTTGTGAGAAGATAGGGCACCCTGTCACCAGATTGTGGTTCAGAACCGGGTTTACGTTCTCTCATTTTATTCACCACTTGCACATGTGCTTGATTGATGAGCACACTTTTTGATCCCGTCACGGATACAGTCTCACCGTTGACTTTGTAGCTATCTGAAAGAGACTGACTCAAGACGAGCTTTTCATTGGGAACTTCTCCGGAGAGCAACTCATTAGCTCTTTCCCTTGCTAGGTGTTTGGGTGGATCTGTGTCCCCAGAGGTCAGGATAACGTCTAAAAGTTCTTTACAAACTTCTCTCATGTGAGGGGTATTATCCCGTCTAACAAGTTGTAGACCTTTCACGTCAACGTAATCCATGTTCATGTTCCCATCCTTACCCTTTGTCCAAAGCTTCGCGGCGTAACGCTTCTTGGAATACAAAAAATAGGGCCAGTACACCTTTTCAAGCTCCAGGTTATTGGGCTTTTTGAAGAGGGCCGAACACTCTTCCGCGGCTCTTTCACCGACTTCCCAACTATACTCAATGGCCTCCACTCCCTTACGATCACCGACGTCAAACTCCACCATCACAGAATCAGTGTCTCCATACCTGACTTTTGCTCCGGGGAAGTTCTTTTCCACATACGTTTTGGTCTCTTCAATCATCGCTCGACCACGACACGTGGTAGTTGAAGCAATGGGCACACAAGGTAGAATACCCTTCCCCGCCCCTGTAAAACCATAGACCGAGTTCATTGAAATCTTGTAGGCTAACTGCTTTCCATTGTAGACTTCCTTCATATATCCAGTTGCAGCTGCCATATCCTTTTTTGCCTTCTTGCGAAATTGTTTCAGTTCTGTTAGAATAGCTGGTAGCAGGCTTGGAACATCTTGCGCAAACTTGTATGTCTTGTCTCCAATCTTGAAAGTCTCATACGTGATTCCCTCGATGTTTCCATACCTCCTCTCATCCATGACATATGTGGAGTAGCACAAATTATGAGCTGTCATGATTGATGGGTATAGTGCTTCAAAATCCAAGGCAGTAATAGGTGTGTAATACGCCCCCTTTTGAGCTTCTAAAACCGTAGCTCCTTCGTATTGCTCCTCTGGGAGAGATCCATACTTAATTGTGGGAACCATATAGCCCAACTCTCGAGCTTTTTTGGACAATTGACTAAACACCTTGATTTGTTGACCTCTCTCAACCAGAAATGACATAGGAACCCACGTAGCTTTAGCCATCTCAACCAAGTTTAGCAGGATACACATCTTCTTCATGAGTTTGTGAGGTAAGAGGGTATCCTTGATACAGTAGTCAGCGACTTCACCCAACTTGACGGGATCTTCTTCGAGGAAGCGGGCGAACATTTCCTTTGGGGGCATGTCAATCTTCTGATCACCGAGATACAACTTCGAGACATTGTTCAGACTATACGAGTCTAGCTTGTATCCCTTTTTGACTTCGTGGAAAAGATCAAAGATGAATCGTCCAGGCATAGGAAGTAGTTTGAGGAAGTTGTCCCCGAGAGCGCTGGAGCTCAACTTCTTCTGAACCATGTGAGACTCTGTGTTTTTCAACTTTCCCAACTGGTAAAACTCGAGGCCGCACCCGTTCATGGCTGCCCGTCGGTAAATGTATTCAAGATCAAATCCAAAAATGTTCCACCCAGTCAGGATATCGATATCCTTTTTCTGGACGTAATCTTTGAAGGCGAGTAGAAGTTCCCTCTCCGTTTTGAAACTCACCACATCTTCACCAGTTGTGTTTTTATAACACAAACAGGTTTTCTCGTATGGTTCATCAGTTCCAAATTTACAGAGTGAAATGGCTATTTGAAAACAGGCATCATCCTTGACGTTGGGATCTGGAAATTTACCCGTGGAACTGTTACACTCGATATCAAAGGACGCCACGACAAACGGTGCGATGTCGTCACGGTCGACAGGCTTCAGATCACTCCACTCGTTACACCACAGATCGATATCTACGTTCGCGAGGTGAGACCTGATACATCTCGTCCCAGTATCCAGCCATCCAGTGGACTGAATACCAGTTCTGTGCATGAGTCTCAGGACGGGATCTATATTTGATTCGTATACGTGATAAGGTTTGAAGTCACTGTTATACATGAACACAGAATTGACTTTACGTCTCGCCTCCAGGTTCTTAAACGTCAGGTGCATGAAGAAAAATTCTTCATTGTTTTGAAAACCCCAGACATCTTTTTGCTTTGTCAAGGAATATCCGGTGAGACAATCCTTCTTCATCGAGTTTATCCTGTCATATAAAATTTCAACATCACCCTTCTCTGTTCCACGTGGCAACTTTACAAAGAAATACGGCTTGAAGCCAGTTGTCACGCACACAGATTTTCCATCTTCAGTTTTACCAAAGATGCTGATGAGATGTTCGTCGTCATCGTCTCTGGCCTCCCAGGTTAAAGCTTGAAATACCACCATACGTATACATGTACCCAAAATTTTAATATCATTTATTAATAAATGTCTGCCGCTTTAATAGAACTCGTGTCTGTAGGTGCCCAGGACGTCTACATCACCGGTCAACCTGAAGTAAGCTTTTTCCGTCAAAACTACAAACGATACACCAACTTCGCCATGAAGCCCGAGCGCATGGACTACATCGGCACGTTTGGTTCCGGTAACGAGGTTATCATTCCCGTCCGTTCCAAGGGTGATCTTCTCAGCTATGTCTGGATTGAGGCCGATAACATCGCCGCCACCCGAAACAACGACAATGGTTTCTTTAAAAGAGAAGCCACAGACCTCACAGAGTTTTCCCTTTGGATCGGTGGTCAGATGGTAACCACCATGGATTCTTTGTTCATCCAGGGTGTTCACAACCCTCTCATGAGGGATTCGGCTGCCAAGGCTTCCTTCTGTGTGAGCCTCAACCACAGGAAGGAGAACCACGGTGGTAACTACTACATGCTCCCCTTCTTCTTCGGTGAGGACTGGTCGAAGGCTCTTCCCCTCCTCGCTCTCCAATATCACGACGTTGAGATTCGCATCAAGTGCCGCGATGGGTTCTCCCCCTCCACCACCCCCAAGGTGTTCGGCAACTACGTGTATCTCGACACGGATGAACGTAAGTTCTTCACCGACAGGGAACATGAGATGCTCATCACTCAGGTTCAGAACCAGCGCTTCTCTAGGACTGACAAGGATGTCGACATCACCTACTTCAACCACCCCGTAAAGTCCCTCCACGTCGTTTCTGGTAACGCGAACGGCGCCCCCTGGAACCACGCCACTGACGGTTTCAAGTTCGGGACATCTTCCTTATACATCAACGGTGTTGCTCTCTTCGAGGACACCACGGACGTGTATCACCACGATGTCGTCGCCGAGATGCACACCACCGATCTCCCCGATAACATTCTCGATGATCTCGCGACCTTCTCTTGGCCTTTCTGTCTCACCATGTCCAAGATGCAGCCCACAGGTAGCCTTAACTTTTCGCGAATCGACAACGCCAAGATGACGTTCAGCGCTCCCGAGAACGGCAACGATCATCACCGCGTATACGCTGTCAACTATAACATCCTTCGTATCAAGAATGGTATGGGTGGTGTAGCGTTCGGTAACTAATTTAGTTCCATTGATTAATCAGAGATTTGGTTTTTTCATACATACGTTTATTGTGAAACGTCTTATCTTTCAACTCATCCCAAATTGTGAGGCGATGTTCCAAGAATTTCTTGAACTTAATCGGGTCACATTCAGATTTGTAACGAACTTTTTCACCTTGGAGCGCCTTTTCGACAGCGGCCTTCCTACCCTCGGCGTATTTGGCTTCACGTTCGGCGAATGAAAGTCTTGTCGTTGTTTCGGTGTTCTTCTTGGAGTTCATTTACTAGCTAAGTGTGTATATTCTTTATAAGTGTTTGGCAAAGAGATGACGTAAGAGTTGCTCGGGTATCCTATAACGGTCGAGTGTGTTTGTGGTGTCCGCCTCTCCACCCGCATAAATTTGACCAGGGGTCGTGATACCGATTCTATGTCTGTGTTGTCTGTTCGGACACGTGCATGGGTGATTCTTCAAATCCTCACGGTTCGTCCATATACGAGTAGGTTTCTTGTAATCAAATCCAAAGCGGCAGTAGTCAAAGCGCACCGATGTGAGCTCTTCCATACACGGTAAGTTTTTCATGGCGGAAGCCCATGGATTTTCGATATACCACTCTTTCGGATTGAAGTACTCTATAATCTCCAAAACCTTTTCAACATATTTACTATTCTCCTGACGAGCCTGATTGAGTTCCTCCATCGACTTGAATTTACGAGTCGGTCCAACGTTGGTGGTCTGAAGTTGGGAATATATCTTACATTCTGGGGATGCCCAAATAAGGTCGAAGTGCCCTGGAGGGTACTGTTTGTAATCAAATTCGAGTATGTCACATAGGTGAGTAGGATTAAACTTTTTGAGTATATCTAAACTCACAATTTCATGTCCCGCTGGTTCAAGGACTTTGGATACACTTCCGGTGCCTTTGAAAAGTTCCAATACACGCATGTTAAAATATCAAGCGGTTATATTTTTTTGGATTTAACGCTAAATCTAAACTTTTATTTTAACAGTTCAAAGTATAATGCACGTCGTATTACAACCGAGCCCGTCGGTGTCACATAAACTCAGGGTGACCCTGCCAAATAAAAGATGTATTGACTTTGGTTCTGTGGGTGTTAAGCATTATCCAGACCATGGCAATCCAAGAATCATGCGTGCACAACTCCTTAAGAAGGGGGCGATTATTCCAAAGGAGCTGCGAATTGAGACGGATCCGGGTGAGATACACAGAGGAATGTTACGAGTCGGGGAAAGTTCTACAGAGGATTGGGAAGACTTCTTCCGGGCAGATTATTGGGAGAGGTGGCTGTTATATACTCACACAACTGTCACTAAAGCTAAATTATCGATGGTCATGAGTCATGGTATACTATTTATGCCAACACCTGAAGATTTATGGTTTTGCAAAGATGAATTTATTGACCTGTAGATCCGAAGCCACCAGAGCCACGTTCAGTGTCTTCCACGATACTAATTTCTTCAATAGGAGGTGTCTCACAACGTTCGAGAACGAGCTGAGCGATCCGATCACCCTTCTTGATTTCAAAGTCGTTCATTCCATGGTTGAACAGAACGACTTTAATTTCACCGGTGTAATCTGGGTCAATAACTCCGGCACCCACGTTGATGCAATGTTTGACAGCGAGACCGGAGCGGGGAGCTACACGACCATATACCCCTGGGGGGAGAACAACGGTGATACCGGTTCCTACCAGAGCTCGCCCCGCCTGATTCGGAACGATCGCATCTTCGGAGCTATATAGATCATATCCCACAGCACCATCAGAACCACGAGTAGGAACAACAGCATCGAAGGTGAGTTTCTTTACTTTGAGAGACATCTACATAGTAGTATCATCATTCCCTTAAGCAGATTGATGAACACCTCGGAGATATTCCCTTCCTCTTACGTTCTTTATATACTAACCGCAAACAGTAATACGGTAAAGTGTGTAACAATATACCCACTCCCACAACATACAACCACATCTTATATTTACTTGATATACTTTTTCTTCTCCTCGTCGGAGAGCTCTCTCCACATTTCACCTAATTTCCTACCAACCTCACCAAAAGTGAATTTGGGATTCTCTTCGACAACCTTTGGGCGCATCTTTTTGCAGAAGTTCATATACGGTCCGGGTTCACGCTTCTTTTTAACCGTTTTAGATTCGTCACTACCACCCCCTCGAAGCCTGAGCACAAGGTGTAATGTGGACTCTTTCTGAATGTTATAATCAGACAGTGTTCGACCATCCTCCAACTGTTTACCTGCGAAAATGAGTCTCTGTTGGTCGGGTGGAATACCCTCCTTATCTTGAATCTTCGCTTTGATGTTATCAATCGTGTCGGAAGACTCGACTTCCAATGTGATAGTTTTCCCAGTGAGAGTTTTGACGAATATCTGCATACTATTTGTACACTATATTTAATTCTTTAATCCAGGATTTTTCCGAGAAAAGGTGAGCGCACAAATTCCATAACTGAACAGTGTGATGAACACCTGTCCACCTATGACATGGATCCTCGTCAAGATGTGGTCATTTTTGAAATAGATGCTCATGATGAACAACATGAATGTCTCGAAATACACACGAAGTATGACGTTAGTCAACCTGTACATGAAATCGAAGAAGTTTGTAAGTGTTTTGTTATTCTTAGTGAGGCGTCTGAGAAGAAGCATCGAGGTGTCAATCTCTATAAGCCCCGAGAGAGCCGTGAATCCAGCGTCCTGTGGCCTCGTCAGGGGGTGCATCAGAAGGGTTATGGCAACCGCGTGGTGAAGCATGATCAACTCTCTCATTGAAGGAACAATTTTTGGTTGAACATGTAACCATAACATGTCGTACAACATATGAAAGATGAGAGCATGTGTCAGGAATAGTGGGTACAGCACATAGCCGTAAAATACCTCAGCGATACACAGTAAGGAGTATGGAACTAGAAATGATACGGTGACCACGTCATGAAGGAGGATGGCATTCATGATGTGCTTTACACAATTCATTTCTTTATATCAGACTTGCCGGGAATCGAACCCGGAATGTTGGATTAGAAGTCCAAAGTGATATCCGTTTCACTACAAGCCCATGGATGCTGGGAGCGGGGTTCGAACCCGCGAGGCTTTCACCAGACGATCTTAAGTCGTCCCCCTTAGACCACTCGGGCATCCCAGCCCGAATATATGGGTCATCAAATCTTTAAGCACTTGGGATCTTTCTCGAACGCTATTCTTTTGCTTAGGAGTTCCCTGTCCTTCTCAATCTTAGCTTTGAGACCAGGACATTTATGCTTCTCGAGGTTAGAACAACTCACACAAAACTGTCCCTTGCAGTGATTACAATCCAATGGTATCCCACACTTCTTCCTGCACAATTCACACCTCATATAGTACTATATTTTGAAATTTTTAAGTCAGATAAAGTTTTGTTAACAATGAAAACTAGAAGATGTTCCTCGCTTCCGTCACTACCAAACCTGTTGCACCCAACCTGACCGGAGAGTATAAAAATCTCAAAAAGACGTTGAAGAATTCGACGGCCGCTTATGGATCGGCCCTGAGTGCCTCTTACTTCATCACGCAGAGTGCCGAGCAGGGCGTGTCCGCCACGATTGGTGCAGCCGCGTCGTATGCCTACATCACCCTCCTTTCTGACCGTGTCGACAAGTTGGAGAGATCTAGCATGCAAAAGGAGTTCATCGCACCGATCAGTGCGGCTGCTCTCGAAGTTTCGTGGAACAACGCTCCCTTCGCCTTTGACTTTGATTATGGTGCCACGTTTGTTGGTTTCTTGGCGTATAAGTTTGCACTCACGACGGTGCTGTATGAGACGATCAGAACCATGATCATCACTGATGGTGAAGCAATTTACGACACCGAGAAGAAAAATTACACGGATCCTAATGATTGGACCGATGACAAAGCTTAAATAAATAATGTGAATCTATAATAGAAAACCATGTCAGGTGGGGCCCTTGCACAGCTTGTGTCTCGTGGTGAACAGGATAAACATATATCCGGGTCTCCGAACACTACATATTTCAACACAAAATTTAAGAGGCATACCAATTTTTCTTTATTTACAAAGCAGATGACCGTCCAGATGGAACCCAAACCGGGTGGAATGTCGACAGTGAAAATAAACAAACTTGGTGACCTTCTCGCGTATACAAATTTAGTGACAAAACTCAACGGTGAGGTTCAGTTACTGGATAACTGGACTACTGTCATAGACAAGGCTGAACTTTATATTGGTGGTCGATTGGTCGATTCTCAAGATTCTGAGTTTTGTGAGTCCATCGCCATCGATCTTTTCGCCAATTCATATTCAAAGTCTTTCCAGGCAAGTCTTCACGGTGGTTTGGGTTCGCAGTCCTTCTTCTACCCGTTTAGGTTTTTCTTTTGTGAACTGTGGCAAACCGCTTTACCTCTCGTTGCTTTACAATATCACGATGTGGAACTTAAAATTTACTGGAATTCTGCTCTGGACACGAACCGAACGTATCACGTGAACGCTGCATTCATTCTATTGGATGAAGAAGAGCGTAAACATGTCGCGTTTAACGAGCACAACATGCTCATCTATCAGGTTCAAAAGAACATACCATCTCAGAAGAATATCCACGAGCTTGTCTTCAACCACCCTGTCAAGTTCATCGCCAGTAGTAACGCTTCGTCCACGAACAATCTCGTATCTCGAACGAATGAAGTAAAACTTCAAATAAACGGCACAGATGTCGAAGACTTTAAGACGGGTGTTCCCTACTTCACTGCCATTCCGAGCTATTATCACACCGATTACTCAGGAAGTAATTCTGAAAACTTATTTTTACACGCGTTCTGTCTATCCGCGAATAAATATCAACCGACTGGAACACTTAACTTCAGTAGGATTGATTCATGCACATTACATTGCACTCAACCCATCGACCGTACAATCTACGCAGTAAACTACAACATCTTACGTATCAAAGATGGCATGGCGGGAGTACTGTATGCAGATTAATTTGTAATATATCAATAAGAGATGGGTCGTACAAATTACTCGTTGAACGAATTGTTAAATGCTGTCACAAAACGAGCATTTAACAGATATACGTCTCAGACTGTGGATTACCAGCACCTGGAAGCTGCGACGACAAAGACTGGTTTGGTCAGTAATCGTCGTGAATACTCCAGTGCTTCTATTCTCGCAGATACATTTTCATTGAACGCGACGAACATCGCGGAATCAAATTATGATCCATTTTTGAAAACATTTGTGAATAACTTGATTGATAGAAAAACATTTCAAATCGGTGGTTCTTCAAATACAGATCAGTTTAGTTATGCGATTGCCTGCACGGATGATCGTCGCTTTTTGGCGGTGACATCCAAGTTCAACAACACGGTCGCCAATGAAGTGAGGGTGTATGAATTTGATGAAAGTTTGGTGGAACAATTCGAATTGACCTCTTCGGGAGTGATAGACATTTCTGGAAACGCCGAAACATTTGATGTGGACATCACCAATGACGGATCTGAAACGTTTGTCGCCAAGAAAGTGGGGACGACGCAAGTTGTAGTGGATAAATTTGACCAGGATTTGAATTCAGTTTCGTCAACAACTTTGATGACGACCAGTTTAGCACTGACTGGGGCTTCTATTAGTGTGTCTGAATATGGGGGTCGTGTGGCGGTTACTGCTATGAGTGATCATCTATTTTTACGAGTGCACGATAATCTAAACACGAATGAGTATTATTCGTTATATAGTGATTATGAAGTTTCTGGAACTCCTTTAGCACTCATGTCAAAAAATGGTCATATTGTTGTTGTTCAAACAAACCATGGAATACAAACATTCGAGATACCCAGTGCTTCACCGAGTGGCGTTGTCTCATTAAGTCCTGTTCAAACTCAAACGATCAGTATGAACCATTTTGATCTTTCACATGACGGTAAAGTCATGTTGACACATTCGGGTAGTGATGTCCTTATATACACATGGAATGGGTTGCAGTGGAAACAGTTCGGACAAAACATACCGACGGGCCTGACTCAAGTGTATTCATCCGCGATAAGTTATTACGCAGATTACTTTGTGGTCGCCTCTGATGACCAAATTAAGGTTTTCAAGTGGAATCGGAACTCGACTACATTTGAGCAATACGGAAACACTTTGATTGGTGATTTCGGAACTACGGGTCAGACAACACGCATCAACATGATGGGCAATACTGTAGTGATTGGAAATTCTCAAACAAACTCTAACAGTGGTCGTTCTTCCACATATTTATATGACGGCGAAAGATGGGGTATCATAAATGAAGTAAACGGTTCCACAAACGGTGATGCATTAGGTAAGTTCGTGAAGGTTTCAAACAATGGTGATAAAGTCGTCATAGGTTCAACAAACGAAGTCTCGGTGAAAGCATCCGAGCTCGTCAACAAGTCGTCAGGATGGAAACAGAGGGGTAATACTTTGTCAGCAACCACGGTAAACGACGGTTTTGGGACGTCTCTTTCTATGTCCAACGATGGAAACTACTTGGCTGTTGGTGTGCCCGATAGCACAACTATATCGTTAAATGGTCAACAACAAGGATCTGCGAAAATATACAGATTTTCTGGAGGTAGGTGGTCTCTATTCGGGGAAGAAATTTTAGGAGATGGTCCAGTAGATTTTGGAAAGTATGTGTCCATTTCTTTGGATGGAACAAAAGTTGCTGTGGGGAGTGACAAGAACAGTGTCGTTAAAGTGTACAACCGTGAAACTAACACAATACCCTCCTCAAGTGTCGTCGACACGATAACATTGACACCGGAGGACTCAACACTGGAAATGAGTGATGATGGAAATCGTGTATTGACCAGCCTCGCCCCGACGACGACCATATTACAGGGTCTAACTGTCGTGTCTACACCCAGTGGTAATAAGTATTCACTGGACGGTGTTACACAACCGACTTTACGTTTACAAAAGGGTGTGACGTATACGGGGATTGCATCTACCTTTACGGAGACTGGTTCACACCCATTAAGAATTTCAGCGTCACCTGATGGAACACATGCCGGTGACTCGACAATCATTGCGTCAGTTGTGGGGGGCAATCTTCTCATTCCCACGTCTGCATCTGACACGTTATATTACTTTTGCGGTCAACACCCGAACATGGGAGGAACAATACAAATTGAATACAATCTTAGTATTTGGGACAAGAATGGTGCAGGTGTCTGGGGAAAGCGTGGTGGATTGACAGAAGGTGATGTCATACATTTATCAAACAACGGCAACTATCTATCGGTTGATTATAGCAACACCGCGAGACTGTATGAAATTGACTCGAACGGTCAAATATCTAAAATTGGAGATGATATTACATCTTCTGATAAGAGCAGTCAAGTGAACACTTTTCGTTCATTCTCTACATATTATATTAATACGGCTACATCCAACTCGGGTGTTCTCAGTTTGGCTTCTTATGAATCCATGTCACGTGATGTAGAGATTGCTAGTTTAAGATGGGATCCGACTCTAACCCCGAATCCTGTATTAATGACACAGAGTTCTGAGATTGCAGGGCTTGGTCCTCTGGACATAGAAAATTACGGTATAGTTTTAAGTAGAAACGGTGAGACTCTTGTTGTCTATGATGATACACACTTTCGGGTCTATACATATGATGGCACCCAATGGAATTTCCGGCGGTTCGACGACGTCGGGACATGTTATAATGTCGCAATTTCATACGATGGCACGGTATTGGCATACGAAGGTTATGATTTATTTATTCAAAATGCCGTTTCAGGAGCATCTATGGGATCCATAAATATCAATCCAGAAACTTTCGCGTTCAGAAATAATTCTTATTTAGTAGTTTGTCAGGCTAATACTCAAAATATAAGATTTTATAGTTACACGGGGGGTACTACATGGACTCTCGACGTAGAACGTGCTAATGGTTCTAATTTCACTGAAGTTCATGCTCAGTTTTCAGGTGATGAAAACAGAGTAGTCATAGGTGATGTCTATAATAGGCGTGTGAACATTTATGAATATGATAGTGACACTACAGGTTTTAATACTTTTATTCAGAGTGGTTCTGCGATTTCAAGTTCTACAAATCAAGTCGTGTCTGGTAATGGAAATGTGAGAGTGGTTAGTTACCCTTGGGCGAGTTATTCGCCTTATTATGAATCGGGTTACGTGGGAATATATGAGAAGGATGGGAACGGTGATTGGCCTTCTACTGCAAGCACCGTTTTACACGGCTTTGATTTTCAAAATTGGGGGAGATCGATTGATATTTCTGAAGATGGATCGCGGATAGTGTTTAACAGCTATACAAGTGTTTACGTCTATCATAAGTCCGGGGGAACTTGGACACCGCTCGGATCGGGTATTTCAGGTAGCACGACAACGGTTGCAATTTCGGGTGATGGCACTAAAATTTTCAACGGTTCGGGCACATCTATACATTCTTACCAACTCGTGTCTGGAAGTTGGGTAACTTATCTCCCCACTTTCACGACGGATGGAAGTATTTTAAAAATTCACTCATCTTCAAGTGGGGATGACATTGCTGTGAAACAGTCGACTTACGGAGGCAGAGTGTACAGTAAACAGGCTGTCTTGTTTTCACACCTGGGTAGTTCCATCACTGGTGGAAGTTCTGATCAAACGGGAAGTGCAGTAGCAATATCTTCAAACGGTTCCAGGGTTGTTATCGGGGAGTATGGACATAGTTCTTATAGGGGTCGTGTTAGAGTATTCGACTGGAACGGTTCTACTTGGACGCAGGTGGGTGCGGACATCGACGGTGAAGCAAGCTACGACTATTCGGGGTATTCGGTTGCAGTGTCTTCAGATGGGTCGAGAATTGCTATAGGAGCTAGGTATAACAGCACTAACAGCACCGGTCATGTTAGTTCCGGTCATGTCCGTGTGTATGACTGGGATGGATCTAGTTGGGGGCAGGTTGGCACTGACATCGATGGTGAAGCAAGCTATGACCATTCGGGGTATTCGGTCGCAATGTCTTCAGGTGGGTCGAGAATTGCTATAGGAGCTATTTATAACGATGGAACGAGTGGTACCTCATATGATAACCGTGGTCATGTCCGTGTGTATGATTGGGATGGATCTAGTTGGGGGCAGGTGGGTGCGGACATCGATGGTGAAGCCTACTATGACCAATCGGGGTGGTCGGTTGCAGTGTCTTCAGATGGTTCGAGGGTTGCTATAGGAGCTAGGTATAACGACGGTAACGGCACCTTTTCCGGTCATGTCCGTGTGTATGACTGGGATGGATCTAGTTGGGGACAGGATGGCACTGACATCGACGGTGAAGCAAGCTACGACTATTCGGGGTATTCGGTCGCAATGTCTTCAGATGGGTCGAGAATTGCTATAGGAGCTATTGGTAATGATATTAACATGGGACCGATAGGTAATAATGCCGGTCATGTCCGTGTGTATGACTGGGATGGAACCAGTTGGACCCAGGTTGGCACTGACATCGATGGTGAAGCAAGTGGTGACAATTCGGGGTGGTCGGTCGCAATGTCTTCAGATGGGTCGAGGGTTGTCATAGGAGCTCAACTTAACGACGGTAACGGCACCAATTCCGGTCACGTGCGTGTGTATGATTGGGATGGATCTAGTTGGGGGCAGGTTGGTGCAGACATCGATGGTGAAGCAAGCTCTGACTATTCGGGGTATTCGGTCGCAATGTCATCCGATGGGTCGAGGTTTGTTGTTGGAGCAACGGGAGGTCGTCGTGTAAGTGTTTTCCAGGCTTCAACACCTGATAATCAGGCTTACAATTATGAAGTTTCGTCGTCGTATAGCGGATCCGTGATAGACATATCAAATGATGGAAACACTGTGGTCAATTCTAGTGATGGGTTCTCTCTTTTTGCTCTCTCGGGAGACGGGACGAAAGTTGTTTCTTGGGATTCGTCTTTGACACAGATTCAGTTGTACAGTAGAGTTAATTCAGCTTGGACAAAGACACATGAATTGGATATTAACTACACACCTACGGGGTTGTCAATCAATACTGATGGCAGTCACGTCGGTTCGTTGAGTGGGAGCACAGCTAGATTTTATGATGTTGGAGTGGTGCAAATCACAATAGGCTGGACTTTACACTCGTTTATAGATGGTGGGGGGAATGCCCTCGAAAAGTTTGGAAGTATCGTAGATATATCTAATGATGGAAACACAGTCGTAGTGGGGGCACCGGGTAATGGAACGAGCTCGTATAAAGGCTATGTAAAAGTGTATGATTACGTGTCTGGCACTTGGACGCTGCGCCACACCATAATAGCTTCTGGGACATCAGATAGATTTTTGGGTAAATATGTATCCTTATCGTCAAATGGTAACAGGGTGGGATATGTGTTTGACCAAGAAACTATTGAGGGAACAAGATCCGTAGCGTCGATTCGTGATAATATTGATGGAACATTAGTTAATCCTCTTGGGTCTGAGGAAATAGTCAACTTATCTGAAAGGAGGGCACTATCGGCACTGTCTATGAGCTATGATGGAACTCAATTTGGAATACGAGCCAAAACTGGATCATACGATGCCCTCATGAAACATCTTGGAACACCACCATATGGATGGACATTACGTGGTTCGATAATTCAGTTTACTGCACCTGACAGCATAGCATCCAGCTCTTTGAGGGCTTTGGTCAGTTCGAGTGATGGGAACACAATCGCATTTAGGATGAATACCACAATCAAAGTATATGGGTTCTCAAACAATACCTGGAGTCAGCTTGGATCTGATATAGTGCCCGGAGTCACCAACCCGAATGAGATTTCCATAGATCTTTCTTCTGATGGCATGACCCTAGTCGTTCTCATAGATCGAACGACTTCAGACCCCGCAGTTTGCAAAGTCTTCACCTTTTCATCTGGAAGCTGGTCACAGAGTGGTTCGTCAATTGATTTCAGATCGACTGGAACAAACAAAGTTAAGATAAGTGGTGACGGAACAACCATTGCCCTTGGAAATAACGCACCAGATTCTCCGTATCCTTTTAACGTGATTCGGGTATATAGGAAAGGTCAGGATTGGGAACTGATTTCACCAACGATGACTGTAAATAAAACTCCCACAAACTTATTTGGCGCTGGTCTAAACCTCACGAATAATGGGACTAAGTTGGCAACCTTCAATACATCGGGTGTGGAGTTCTATACATTTTCTACACAGGCCGTGATACAAAATTCACAATATTTAAACGACATCACCGTATCAGGTACGACGGTGGACGTGGGAGATATCCATTTGTCTGATAATGGTGATAAACTCACAGTATTGGCTGGTGACGAAACGGTTCGGGTGTACGACTCGAATCATAATGAAGAAGCTGTGTTTGGTTCTTCTTTGAGTGTAAATGACTTTTCCATCACCAAGGATGCAAGCTCACTGGTTTTGTCAAGCGATGCTGGAACCGTGCAGGTATTCAACTATGACACGTCTTGGTCACAGCTTGGAAGTAACATCACTGCAAGTGGGGGGGTCACCACTGATATAAAAAGTGATGGGAATTCCATCGTTTTAATAAGTCCCAGTCAGGATTTACGATTATATAAATATGAAAACGGAACTTGGTCCCAAGCGAGCACCTCCACCGGAACGAGAGGAACTTCGGTGTTTATTTCCGACTCGGATGATGTCATTGTGGGAGACAATACCAACGTTGGAAGAGTTAAAACGTTTGAAATAAAAGATGTCTTCCAAGACATTTCATTCACAGCACCAACCCTGAAACTTAATGGTGATGAGTATATCAGATTAAATTCTGGTTCAACATACGTCGAGAATGGTGCGACGGTTTCGACATCCGCGGCGATAACACCAACACTGAAGATATCGGGTTCCGTCTTAACACGTGAACCCAGTGTATACACGATAAAGTATGAAGTGGAAGATTTACAGAGGAAAAAGGCTGATCCCATAATTAGATCCATTGAGGTCATTCCTGAAGTATCCCCCATAAAACTGGAGGGTGCCAGTGTCATTTATCACACTTATGGCACATCTTTGCAAGACCCAGGTGTCACCGCGTCTGTCCCGGTGAGTGTATATCACACAACCCCTGGTTCGTCGGTGGTGGTATCCGGATTTCCAAACTTTTTGACTGCAACGACATTGGGAGAATATAAAATATTCTACACGAACGACTCACCAGATAAATATTTACGACCATCTTCGTTAGTAAAAAGGTCTGTATTTGTACGGGCAAGGCCTGTGTTGACTCTCACCGGCGCTTCCATAGTGTACAATCCCCTGAACCAGACGTATGTTGATTCGGGTGTGACCTTCACACAATCTGGCGAAGCTTCTCCGACAGTGTCGGTGTCATTCAACGCACCGAGAATTGGAGTGTCAGAAACTCAAACAGTCACATACACCGCTAAAGACCAGTTCGGGATTGAGGCTATTCCTATAACGAGGCAGGTCATCGTGAGAAAGAGACCTACCATCACAACTTCTGGAACACTTTATAGGATATTGAACGATCCGATATCTATACCCGCACCAACCGTGTTCCCAGAGACACTCAGTGGTGTAGTTCAAACATCGAACAATATAATCATTAATCAATTGGGAAGTTATTCGATCACATATAACGTGACGGATGGTGACGGTATATCTGCGAATACGACACGGCAACAATACGAGGTTGGTTCCTATGGTAAAGTCACGTTTTCCCAAAGTGGAACGGTTTCAGCCTTTTCTAGAGATGGTAGATCTCTTGCGATCTTTTCAACAAATGTTCAGCTGTATAAACTTGGAGTGGACGGATCGTGGGAGAGTAATGGATCCATCACAACTCCGGCAGATGTATCATCGATGAAATTCTCGTATGATGGACGATACATAGTCATCGGTATGTCTTCACACTTTACAGTGGGTCTCGTGACAGTGTATAAAGAAAACCCCCTCTTCGAAAACAATTGGGAGCAACTTGGTCTGGATCTGTTTGGGACCGATTACCTCGGAAAGTTTGGTCACGCGGTTGAGATTAATGATTTCGCGACACATATATTTATTGGTGCTCCAGAGGCGAACACAAATAGTGGAGCTTTATTCAAGGCTGGTTTTGTAAAAATTTACCAGTGGAATGGTGTGTTTTGGGAAGAGGAGAAGATCGTAGAAGGCCTTGGCCCGGCCGAGTTGTTGGGGACATCCATATCGATTTCCAGGGATGGGAGTGTGCTCGCTATTGGTTCACCAGGACACACGAGAACGACAATAGCAGATGACGGAGCTGTGACTTCCGCTAACGTCGGTAAGACGAGTATATACAGATACGTGAACAGCGTATGGGAAAGTTATGGGGGAACAGACATTGACGATGGAACTGAGGGTGGGAGAAACGCGTTCTCTCTTTCAATGTCGGGTGATGGAAAAAAATTAGCTGTGGGTTCGGAGTCTGGTGGTGGTGTGAGAGTGTATACCATACAAGGTTCGAGATGGTCACCATTCGGATCACACATCCCCGGAACATTTGGTAAGTCCGTGTCGTTGTCGAATGAAAATGTGCTTGTCATTGGTTCTGACGATGAGAGCAGTGGTCGCGCGTATGTATACACCATAAAAGGTGATTGGTCTAAGACTGGTACCACTTTCGATCAAGTGATTGTCGCCCCATCTTCATTGAATGACATGGGAAAACGGGTCAATGTCAATACTCTCGGCACCTTTGTGTGCATCGATTCTGAAACTGAGGTTCGCATATACAGCATTTAAAAATTGTTTACATATAATAGTAAAGATGTCCAGTGGAGCATTAGCACAACTTGTCGCTAAGGGTCAACAGGATAAACATATAACTGGAGATCCTGAAATAACATTTTTCAACACGAGATACAAAAAGCATTCCAATTTTTCTATGTTCACACACAGTCAAACATTTTTACAAAATCCAACGGGTGGTAATTTTTCAACCGTCAGGATTCAAAAGATGGGTGACTTGCTGAGCTACGTTCACATAGTTGCTGACGATCCAGATGATGGATCTCAGCTCATAAGTGATTGGCGCACGATCATCGACCGTGTCGAGTTGTACGTGGGTGGTCAGCTCATAGATTCACAAGACTCGGAATTCTCTGAGGGTATAGCTATTGATTTATTCGCAAACACGTACAGCAAAACGTATCCCGCGAGTTTACATGGCGGGGTTGGCTCTCAATCCTATTTTTACCCACTTCGCTTCTTTTTCTGTGAGAGCTGGCAGAATTGCTTACCACTCGTTGCTCTTCAGTATCATGACGTTGAACTAAAAATTTACTGGCAAACCGATCTTCCAGAACACACATTCGCCATAGAAGCGTGTTTTATTCTCCTTGACGAAGAGGAGAGAAATTTTATCGCATCTTCCAAAAATGACATGCTCATTTTCCAGGTTCAGAAGAATGAGCCAAACAACCAAAAAATTCAAGACCTTGTTTTCAATCACCCAATTAAGTACATCGCGAGTAGTAACGTTATTGCAGATACAAATAACACACTCGTATCCGCAATTAATAAGGTCAAACTGCAAATTAACGGGACGGATTTAATAGATTTTAAGAGATCTGTTCCATACTTCACATCCATACCTTGTTATTATCATTCCGATTTCTCAGCGAGTAACACGGAGCAAATGTTTTTCTACCCATTTTGTCTTTCAGCCGGTAAATTTCAGCCGACTGGATCCCTAAATTTCAGTAGGATTGACTCATGTAAAATACATTGCACACAGAATATAAACTGTCCCATTTATGCCGTCAATTATAACATCCTTCGTATACAAAATGGGATGGGTGGGACTTTATACTCAGATTAATTTGTAATATATCATTAAGAATGACGGAGAAGGGGAAATCCATTGCAGCTTGGAACGAGTGCATCGGTCAGTTGAAGGGTTCCCTTATAAAACGTCAAGACGCACAAACTGTTTCTTTAACCCTTAATGAGTTCTTGGAAGCTAAGTTTCAGGGAACGAGTCGAAAAGTTCCATTCTCAGCTGCAAATCAAGTTGGAATCAAATATGGAATTGATCCAGCTCTCCTCACGAGTGTTAAAAAAAGTGCAGAACAATACATCATCGCTAGATCGGGACAGGTAATTTATGGAGAAAACGCGTTCGACCTCTCTGGGTGGTCTACGGATATTTCGGAAGATGGTTTGACTCTTGCTGTGGGTTCAATTCTGAATGATGGCGTAGGGGGTACGAACGCGGGTAGTGTTCGCGTCTATTCACGTTCTAACGTCGACGATCCCTGGATTCAAAAGGGCGTTGACATCGATGGTGAAGTAGCACAGGATTATTCTGGCTGGTCTGTGTCTCTTTCTGCCGATGGTGATAGGGTAGTGATTGGTGCTGTTTTCAATGATGATGGTGTCAACGAAAATACCGGTCACGTCCGTGTATACGACTGGAACTCGACATCAAGTCAGTGGGGTCAAGTGGGTGTAGACATTGAAGGTGGTGCGGCAGGTGATTTTTTTGGATACTCGGTAAGTCTCTCTAAGAATAAAAACTTTCTCGCCATCGGTGCTCCATACGGAGGAAACACCGTCGGTTACGTGCGTGTGTATCAAGATAACAATGGAACGTGGGATAAAATAGGCGTGGATCAGACAGGGTCGGAAAAGGGTGACCTTTTCGGCAAACACGTGGCTCTTTCGGATGACGGTAGTCGTCTTGTCGTCTCATCTCCCAACGCGGCACAGTTACGGGGTCTGGTGCATTTGTATCGAGTAGATTCTACTATAACACTGTTGACGTCTAAGATGGGTCGTGATTCGGGTGTCAGATTCGGTAACTCGTTTGATTTCAAATCGAATATACTGGCCGTCAGCGAGACTGGCACAAACCAACCAAACATCACCACATACGACACATCTTCCGACTCATTCGAAGCACTCGAAAACAACAGAATCACCTTGACCGCAACAAGTGATATTCATCTTAAACTGTCATATGACGGAAACAACTTGGTGTTTGGCATGCCAGGATTCAACAGTGAAGATTTAGTTCTCAATTCCAGAACTATACCCCGCAGAGTCAGACAGACTGGTCACGCGGAAATATACGAGCGTGAAGAGAATAAGTGGGTGAATAGGGGGTGGCGCATGAAAGGTGTTAGTGGTAGGGACGAATTCGCAAAGAGTGTAGCCATCTCGGGGAATGGTGAAGTTGTGTGTCTGTCAGTTCCTAGAAAGGATGATGGAGGGACGGATAAGGGTTGTGTTTCTGCCTACACAGTGAAACCTATTTCTCACTACGTCACACCGACCATCACTCTCACAGGTCTAAATCCATTTCCTCTTCAAGCGAATACCTCTTATGAAGAGCCCGGGGCGACCACAGATACTGGAGCTTCCGTGACAATATCCGGTGATATTGAAGACAATACTGTCGAAGGACAAGAATACGAAATATTGTACACATCACAAAATGGTTTTGGTTCTGTTGTGACAAAAACGAGACGGATCGTCATAACAAAAGATCCCACGATTCCCACCATGACTTTGAATGGAGACGCTATCGCTTCAATTCCCCTTAACGGAGTTTTCAACGATCCGGGTGTGACGACGAGTATTCTTTCCACGGTAAACAATGACGACTCCAATGTCGACATCACTAGATTGGGAACATACGAGATCAAATATACCGCCGTTTCCAGCTACGGGATTCCTTCCCAACAGGACATGAGAAGAACACTCGTCGTCGTATATGACACTGAACATTATGGTGAGCCACTGGTTGGAAGAGTGACATCCATGTCCAGGGATGGTTTCATTCTCGCGGTTGGTGATTTTACCAACAATTCTGTCAAACTCTATGAATGGGACCCGGATGATCAGGACTGGAAAAGGATTGGACAGGAAATTGAAGGCCCCGACGATTCGAGTTTTGGTGCGGCTGTAGACGTCTCTTCAGATGGCCTGACTGTGGTTATTGGGGCACCTCAGTATTCGGGAACAACTTCATTCAGTGGTCTAGTCCGGGTATACAGATACAGTTTCATCGTGGATCAGTGGGAACAGGTGGGTGATGACATTATCGATGGACAGGTTGGTGATAATTTAGGTGAATTTGTAACCATTTCCGGTGACGGCACCGTCATTTCTTGTGGCACCGCGCGACCCACCGGATCCAAAAATCCGTATGTGTTCACATATAGATACGGGACCACGTGGACCAAGTTTCACACCTATACAGAACCAATAAAATTAAGTAATAGTGTAGTTAAAAAACAATTTAGTGGGTCTTTGAATTTCAATGGAAGTAGACTTTTATTGGGAGTGCCCGTCAATAACTATACTACAGGTGCCGTGTTCTTATACGACACTGAAAATGATGAAAAACTGGTTTCTGTAGTTGGGGAACAGGTTGGCGACAATATCGGACAGTCCGTGAGACTCTCCGGAGACGGGAACAGGTTTGTGTTGGGTGATGTTACCGGTGGTTGTGTGAAAATTTACAGCGAAGATAAAACGACACAGGTATGGAATCAACTGGGGAACAAAATATCTGAAGGGTATGGCGGCACTGCGGTGGATTTATCCTATGACGGTACTACCGTGACGTATTCGGCAATGTCCACCACGAATAAGGGAACGGTGTATCAATATAGGTGGGACGGAACATTCTGGATGCCTTCCCTATCAGAACTTACAGATAGTTTTAATGGAAATCATTTTGGTAGGAGAATATTTGTAACGAATGACGCGTCGAAGATTTTTGTCGAATCTAATTCTGAGTTTCAGCTGTATCGTTGGAATGTGCCTCGGGCGTCTCTCAGCTTCAATGGTGCCCGAATTATTCGTCGCCAAGTTGATGAAACATACAATTATGACTACGCGGTCACTTCGTCCAATGTTGTCACCGAGGGTGTTGTCAATGAGGCGGTAACAAATGACTATCTCATAAAGTATATTGTCACAGAGAACGGACAATCTGACGTCGCCTATCAACTGGTCAGTGTCTCCGGTGAGCTCTTACAGTTGGGTCTTAACATTCAAAACTTAGATGACTCATCAACCCCAAATAATCATGGCTGGTCGTCGTCAATGTCGGGTGACGGAATGTATTTCATTTTGGGATCACCCGGATATGACAATGATAGGGGTATGGTTAAAATATATGCTTTTAACCCAGTCACCATAAAATGGGATGTCATGACATCCATAAATGGACCAAACGTTGGTGGACGCTTTGGTCACTCTGTATCGTTTTCGAAGAATGGTTCACGAGTGGCCGTAGGTGCACCAGATCACGGTGATGGGTTGGTCCGAGTGTTCCGATACAGTGACTCTACCTGGAGTCAACTCGGATCCGACCTGACCGGAACGACGGATGGTAAATTTGGGTGGTCTGTTTCTTTGAACAATAATGGATCACGTGTAACCGTGGGCGAACCGCGTAAGGTATTTGGTCCAAACACTGGTGCTGGTGGGGTGCATACGTATGTATATAGCGACGATTGGACATCTGAGAGTTCGCTCTCTTTTACAAACAATCAAATCGAACACCAACTCGGTTATGATGTAGCGATTTCGTCATCAAACGACGTTGTAGTATTTAGTGCACCAACCGCTGGTCCAGGTTATGTCAAAATATCTTCATATATTGGTGGAAATGTGCCCATTTTTGCACAACCAATAACATTTGGGGAACGTTTCGGGTGGTGTCTTTCCATTTCTGATGATGGCAACACGTTTGCCGCTGGTGCACCCTTTTACGACAACAAGAGAGGGCGTGTCATAGTGTTCGACGCTACGACATCAACCCCAACCGTAAAAGGTAGTCCCATCATCGGAGCAAATGTCAATGACGAACTTGGGTCATCCATTCATCTGATTGGTAACGGCACAAAGATTATGATTTACACTAAAGAGGGGCGCGTCACAAATTATACTTATGAAAATTCTGAATGGGTCATTATCAGTAGTGAAGTGATTACATCTACAGATCTGACTGGTAATTTTGGATACTCTTTATCCAGCTCTACTGACGGATCTAGGATGATAATCACCTCACCCCTCTCACAGGAAAGGAGTGGTATCGCTCAAGTTTACTCGGATGAAACGAGTCAGATTCAGAATTCTGACTTTGTGCCACCAGTTATTACATTAAATGGACCTGCTTTACACAGACACTTACTAAATACTACATACACCGATTTGGGTGTTCGTCGAGATGATGCGCTACCTGGGTTTACTACCCAAGGAACTGTAAATGCAAATGTGGCTGGTTCATACACACTGACATATTCCACACAGGATGTAGCGGGAAATATTTCCAATACGGTGAGTCGAATTGTCGACGTCATCGACCCTGGGGCTGAAAATAATAAATTAATATCCATTGATGGTCCCAACAGTGGTCAAAACAACTCGATTATAGCGATGGCGGCAAGCGGGAAAAAAGTGGCTGTAGGCACAGGAGTTCTTCCTGAAAGGTATATAAGTTCGAATCGCCCCATAGATAAGAGTATTGGTTTGCAAGGAACTGTGAAAGTTTTCAATCTAGATGATACACAATATCCACCCGTTCCTACTCAATATGGTCAGACTCTAACTGATGAGGAAAGGTATTTCGGCACATCCATCAATCTTTCTCAAGATGGAACAAAACTTTCTGTAATGAGCAGCCTTGATTCTTCTTCGGCCAAAATATCCGTCTATGGAATTGATGGTAATGTATACGCACCCCTTCCAGCACCCCTGACAAGGTCGGAAGCATCTTCTGCGACAAATAATACATTCCTAATTCCCTCTAGGTATTACGGGTTCCACGACTATGCCCCCTCAGGGACACATATATTCGGTGAACCTGACGTAAATACTGGTCGTATAGGTAATTTTATGAGATACAGGAATAGTAGCCTCGCTTCATCAGCTGACGGTAGAATTATAGCTATCGGCAAACCGTCTCAATCTGATGGAACTGGTGGAGGTGTTTCTGTATATAAACAAGCTTCAGGTACGACGACTGTCGAAAACTTTGCTATACAGGGTGCGGAGCTGTCACCAGAATCTGGAGTGTTTAATACCGGTTGTGATATTTCCGAAGATGGTAGTAAGCTTATCGTTTCAACGGACAGGACGTATATTTATCGATTAGACCAGTCTGGGTATGTGAAGGAGGCTGAATTCACGGGGGTAGATGTCGGTGTGAACGCGATTTCGGGTAATGGCTCTACAGCTGCTTATAGTATGGCTGGGGAATTGGATACTCCAATAACTCTCACCGGTGGTGATAGAATTTCCATTGAGTATGGAGAAACTTGGAACGACCCAGATGCAGTGCGTCTTCAAAATGCCGGTGTGACCATCACTGGTTCAGTTGATAGCAGTGTAGTGGGTGATCATTATATACGATATCAAACTGCTACTCAAACCAAAGTTAGAATCGTTGCGGTGCAATCGGAAAGATCACTCAAAAAGTTTTCGGTTGTTAGTCAAAACGTTCCATATGGCCCAAATTTTGCTGGTTGGACAGGGACTTGGAGAAGCTATGAATTCGAACTGTACAACCCCGATTCTTCATTCTATGGAGGTTTGTTACCTGTAACTGTAAAATTAAACGGACGAATTCCAGTGTCTGGATCTGAGCAGTTCGTGTCCATAGACGTGTTTATCCGGCGTGTCGAGCAAGATGAGCCTTTTGATTACATCTATGGGTATGATTTAAGTGGAGATACCTTCAATTTCAATTCAAATGGTTCTGGTCAGGGTGAATCTTATTCGACGACACAAGGAACTGTGTTTACAGACAAAGTTGTTTCTAAAAAATATGTCTATATGTCGTGGTCACATCGTGTTGATTACATTGGCCTACGACTTAACATGTATAACACATTCTTTTCAACGTTTGATGTAGAGGTCACCATCGATTTGGATCCCGATCTACCGTCTGTCCGAATACCGACGGTTTCATTGACTGGATTCACAGAGAATACAATTGATGTGGGAGAGGATTTTATAGATCCCGGATTTACATCCGACAGTAGTTCCGACACGTTGACGAAAGTTGTCGATCCAGACTTCCACGCCTCTACCCAAGGTATATATCCAATTGTATACCAAGCCACGAGTTCCGAGGGAATTAATGGGTATGCTGTGAGATATGTGAACGTTGAGCAACCACCAAGTGTGAACATCGTAAAATATCAAGGAAATGCTTGGAATCCCCTCGGAAACACAATATCCATACCTGTATCTACACAATCATACACGAGTGGGGATATGGTATTGTCGGAGGATGGAACTCGTATAGTGTTCAGTAGATATATCGAGGGTGAAGGATACGTATATACTTATGAGTATAGTCAACTCGTTTACCCCCCATCATGGGTGCAATATGGTTCAACCATAGAACTAAATGACAGAAGCACAGATTCACCGGGTTTCAGTTTGGCAATGTCAGGTAATGGTCAAAGAATTGTGATTGGATCTCCTGTTACAGATGTGACTAATTTGGAACTGGGAGAAGTATACATTTATGATTATGTTGATGGGAACTGGCAAAGACGCAGTGAAAATTTCGCTGCACTGACCACAACTGGTTTCGGGGCTGTATCACATAGTCTAAAGTCATACGGTAAATCAGTAGATATATCCAAAGATGAAACTCATATCGTGGTAGGATCACCACCCCACGTTTCTGTATTTGAACTCAGTTCGGGTAATTACGTTTTGAAGGGTGTGCCACTCACTAGGGATGCATCCGAGACTGAATTTGGAACAAATGTTTCTATATCCAATGATGGAAACACAATCGCCACCGACACTAATACGGGTGTAGTCTATTACAACTATACTAATAACACTTGGACTGAACATGGTTCTGGACTGAGTACAGGCACATCAAATTCTGGGGTTAGCCTCAATGGTGACGGAACTAAAGTTTTGGCAATCGGAACAACTTTAAAAATAGTTACGCCTCAAACTGTTGAAGTCGAGGCACCTTGGTTGCCAATGGGACCTGCTATAACACCTGCTATAACACCTGCTGATATACAGCAAGCGGAACCACCCGATGATTCGACACAACGCACTCCGGGCACCCGAATTTCACCAGGAACATTTACATCAGACCCACCAGCCGCGTTTATGGGGTTGGTAGTCGATTTGTCCCACGATGGATTAACCCTCGCCATTGGAATGCCATTTTTGGAAATGCAAACACAAGGTGTTACGACAACACGAGGTGCAGCTATAGTGTTTCAATGGAATGACACAACTGAAACTTGGGATCGACAAGGAGATTATTTGATCGTCCCATACTACGAATACAATAACAGACTTTACAAAATGTATAATGGATACGAGGCAGATGTGAATACCCGGGCCACGGCCTCGGACAATCTAAACATTGAAGCGGAGAAGACTAGATACAGTGGTGCGTCGATCAGTCTTTCGGGTGATGGTCAGTATTTGTGTGTGGGGTCTCCGGGGTATGTATCGAACCCGATCGATCAATCCTCAAACATGCATGCGTTACCAAACCAAGCCGGCTTATCTTCGTGGACACTATTTAGGCGCAACACCAGTTGGGCTCCCACAAATTCTTCTGGTGAGTCTATACATTACAGCCAGGGATGGGAACCAGTTGTGACAAAATATTCGGGTATATCCGAGAGTCTCGAACACACACGAAAAGACAGTGATTATGATGAAATTAAACGTGAGTTATTGGGTTTGGGTGTCAAAGTTTCCTTTGATGGATCATTTGTGGTGTACGACACGAGAACAGATGGAGTGAAAGTGCTTGCCATAGATGAAAAGGAGGTAATCAATGGTATGCAACTACCATCACCAAATACTTTTAGTAGGTATGATGTGCACGATAAGGCATTCGGTGCGATGGTTCCACAAGCGACATCGACTTCTGTCACAAACGGGGAATACGAAATGAACGGTGTTGTATCCATCCCCGATTGGAGTTCTAGTGTGGCTGGTCAGGATCACCTTGATGCCACGTTACCGACACACCCAGAAACACCAAATGCTCCGACAAACACCCACTGGCGACGTGTGCCAATATTACATCCCCATTCTCCTTTACTTGAATTGGGGGGCATTTTTACCAACCCCCTTAGTCTTGATGTTACAGGGTCGGGGGCACAACTACCGATAACAGGAACAGCTCCCGAAGATTCCCTCCATTATTTCGCAGGGGAAATTAGAGATTCTGCAAACTCGTATGCAGATGGAATCATGAGAGGAAGTACGAATTTTGGTTTCGGTGAAATCTTATCTACCTCTAAAGATTGTAAGTTTATGGTCACCAGACGTCATCTGTGGGGTGAATTTGCGGCGGCTGGTGTAGGAAATTGGGAAGGTGGTTCTGGGACAGAGGGATTAAAAGCGAAGAGTCATATCAAAAATCTTGTTGACGATCCGAATTTTGTGACGAATGGTCCAGAATACAAGAACTTTTTGACAGATTTTCACAGCTTCTCGGAGGTGTATGTCTATTACAGGGACTCTCCAACTGCAGACTGGGTTCAACGGGGGTCTACAGATCAACTACGAGCTTTACGATACGCCGAACTGAACAAAAAATATTTAGTTCCAACGAACCACATACACAGGTGTTTATTTGACGTGCCGACGGACACGTTAATGAATAACACAGAGGCGGATGTCGCAAAACATTGTGGCCTTGTCCTCTGGATGGAAAACTTTGGAACAGAAGCGAAGATATCAGATGACGGTATGACATTACTTATCAGTAACTTCATTGGTGTGCCCGCTGATTATCAGCTTAACGAGCCGGGAAGTCGCACATCAGGAGATGCCGAGAGGTGGGAATCATTCATGCCTTTGGATGAAATGAATGATTTCGGTAACGCCATCTACTATTACAAATATAACACGACCACAAATACTTGGGAACCAAAGCCTCATAAATCTCTTTCAGCGGATACTTATGTGGAAACCTCATTCGAAGATAACTACGATGGAGAGTTTGGGACTATGAGTTCTAGAGCTTCCGTTTCATCTTCCTGGGCGCTCGTCTCGTATAATAATGAATATGGAGTAATCAAGGATGCTTATTTCGATGTCAACAATGTGGACCATACACAGGCACCATATCCGATATTTGCGAGTTATTTTGACCATAGAATGAGAAGCAGCGACATACTGGCCAGTGGTTCGGTGATTCCCACTTGGTTCACCTCCCGTAAGAAAAAGAATTTGGATTACACGAGTCAGTTTGCACGTTCGGTGAGTTTGTCTGGCAATGGGGACATTGTGGCGGTGTGTGAACCTAATTGGAATCCAGTTTTTGATGATAATGACATCGTCAATTCGGGAGGACGTACACCTGATAGTGAATATCAACGAATTCATCCAGACTTCTGTCGTTCGATTGTGACAACTGGAACGGTCGGAAGTCGAAAAGACTATAACTCTGAAGATGGTTATTTTGAACCGTATCCGGGACATTGGTACCAGGCAGGGGGGTACCAGGGATACAGATACATGGAGCCGAATTTGCCCATATATCGAGGTGGACAGATGAGTTATTGGAGACCACTTAGACCAATTTATCCATCAAACACTGGAACTGTATATCCATCTTTTGAATCCAGTAATCTAGTTGCATCGGGGGCACGTGCGGCTGTTCGTCCCGGAGACTGTGGTAGAGTTCTGTTTATGAAGTGGAATGAGCAGGAAGGAATAATTGACGTCGATAGATCTTTACCACCGTTCTATTCGATACAACTGTTAAATTATGTGGAGGATGATGTCAGGGAAAAGAGGCATGAAATAAACACTCCCGCAAATGCAGCCACAGCAGGAAAGGGTGGCTTTCAATACACCATATTTAAATGTGAACTGAACTCCACTGGAGATGAAGTGACATTTTTTGCGAGCTATCCTTCAGATTTTATGGAACGGTACGGTATCACCGATGAACGAGTTGGAATATACACTTTCAAGTTGACCGACGCAGTTGATATAACCAATCTCAATGACGCACAAATAGCCGAGCTCGATCCAATGTCTTATTACACCACAGGTAATAACTACACTGGGATGCGTCATTATTTTTATCATCTCCCCAATTCCTTTCAATCTGGTTGGAACCTTGGTTATACAAAGTATTGGAAATTCAAGTCAAAAATTTTAACCTCGCAATTTAAATCCCAAATAGGAAGCAACCAATTTTCTCAATCATTGAGTATTGCGCGAAATACACAACTATATTTTAAAGGTGATACAACTTTAGTCCACAGCGGTCCAAATTTCGATTATCGAAAACAAGATATGGGAACTATAACTAGCGATCAATGGTATGTAGGGGCAAATGCTTACACACCCGAAATTCTCCGGGATCCTACTTTGACCACAACATCCAATTCGGGATTTCCTGAATTACAACACCCGAACTGGTACCCTTGGAGTGAAAGACGTGAATATGATATTAGTGAAAAGGTTCTGTCACGAAGAAGATACGTGAATAATTGGCGATCAACAAGTCACCTCAAGTTTGGTCCCACTCCCCAGAATACAATTCAGAACCCACTTGATTTGAAAGTCTATGAGGGCACTGATATCATATTATTTAGGGATTCTAGAAACATCTACGTCTTCAGAAATGGAGTCAATATTACAAAATCAATCGGAAGGGGCTACGTGAGCTACGTGAGCACCGGGTCCATCTCGCGTGGGACCGTTCTCAATGCGGCATACGCTCCAAAAGCGAAGACGTTACTCGTATCACATTATGGTGACGACAATTACGACACAGGAACATTCATAACCATGCACAAACTAAATGAGGATATTGAAAACTATAATGGCACGTATGGTGAGTTTGAAACCCTCTATCCAGTGAATCGTAGTGGGAATTATGTCAATTCGTCATATTGGGTTGACCCAGCATACACCCCCAATTCCACCATTAACACTGGCCTAGCTAGCTACCACGCACTAAACGACCTCCTGTATGAATCCCACTTTGACCGGGTGCCTCATCATTATCAAAACCAGAAAGTGACCACCGCATTGAGTCTAGAAATCAGCGAAAACGCTGATACTATATTATTTAGTAGTGGATCAAACTACTTTGATGGATTACATTACTCAACAAATGCACCTAATGGTTCATCATATCCAACTCAACAATACAGTGTACCAGTTGCTGGTTTACATGAGCACACCACGGTCCACACTTTGACACACAGTCTCACCACTCAAATAAGAAACCAATGGGTGGTGCAGAAAAAGTTTGGAGGAGACACGACATCATTTTTGACAGATAGGAATATCTTCACTAGAAGCCCTGAGATGGCAGATTCGACGTCATACAGCTCCTCTTACATGAATGTTCCAAGTGTGACGAATGGTTTTGGTGCGTATCCCTCAAAATTCTGGCCAGTCAGCTACATATCTTTATCAAAGAATAACAACTACCTGACCATTTCCGAGCCAGTTTTCGATCCACTTGGTCTTAGGTTAGGGAATTGGAATGGAAGCACCGCAATCGAACAAAACGAAGATATCCGCATGGGAAGAGTCACGGTGTATCGACTTGATGACTCATCAACACGCCAATATGATAACAACACTTCCATGGTAGCGGATGTTGACAGTATTAGGGTTGAGGGTTTATGGGACGTCTACACAGACGAAAATTTCGTCCCCCTTTCCCAGATGGTGGTGCTTGCCCGAACTTCGATGAACTTATACGAGCCTGTCAGTATAGCTGTATCTAAAGATGGATTGACGATCGCAGTCGCCTCAGTTATTGCGAGAAATTCGGATCGTGAAGAAGAATACCAGAGTAAGAAACTATTTCTCAATCCTGTCGATCCCGAAGAGGAGGAGTACTTGGCTTCTATTAGTCAAAGGATTTACCGTAGCTGGATCCAAGTGTACACGTACATTGATGGTCAATGGACACGGAAAGGTAATCACATATCCCCGGGAAGAAACACTATTCCTGACGAAGAAACAAATAATAACGAGCTATTTTTGGGACAGTTTATGGATTTATCTGGGGATGGATCTAGGTTGATTACAACGGGGACCAGTTTTGATTCAGAAAACAGTAACACGAATAGTCATGAGGTGTACGTATACGAATTTGTGCAGGGTGTCTGGGTCACTACGAGTGGTGATGTGAACAATCCCGAGAGAATTTTCATAAAGAGTGGACGTCAGTATAGACGAATAAATCCCTCTGTCACACCAATACGATGGGCCCGTGCCTTAGATTACTTCTCGCAAAACCCTGATGGAGCTTCTTTTGAAGATAACTTTGCACTTGGAAGTATAAGTGGTGTATCCATTAGTGAAGATGGTTCGAGGATTGCTATATCGACAAGTAACTACTCCGGCACGGATTTCGGTGTGTATGATAATTACCCATACGGAACCGCGAGTCGTTGTGTTGAAATGGTATTATTACTCGAATATCACCAAGCATTCCATAGTTTCATAAACACGGGTTCGATTAGTCAAAGTTACAACAACGTCACAAACGTCCCAGGAAGTAGTGTTCTGAGTTATGGTTCCAATCGCACACATAATTTTGGAAGTATTACACTTCCCAATAATTTTACGACAAACGGTTTTAAAGTAACAGGGACAGTGACTGGAAATTATGTCGGTCAGGGAGGTTCTTATGAATATTTAGAACTGAGATTAACCAACCGGAGTAGGTTTGGGGGCGCCATGATAAGTATTAGACCAAATGATTTAGTCGCACCATATTTACAATCTGGCACAGTGACGAATAATAGTCCTAATTACACATATAATAACGTGGTAATATCAAGAGAATCTATATATGGGGATTTATATCCTAATGATTTTATTGATCTACAACTTCATATCTGGCGAGGGTATTTCTCAACTATAAGTGTAGATTTTCACATAGAATATACAAACAGTGAAACCGTTTTATCTGATGAACCAAGGGGTCTCAATGTATTCCCTTACGAGATTAATCACAATAATTTTTCATTCCATTGGGGGGCAGACATGTTTGCACATGCCAGTGTTGCCGGTTCTATAAATGCTAGAGATTTTGAAAACGTGTACGTTGATAATTTAGCTGGCGGTCCGGTGAACTGGAAACTTCTCCACTGGGAAGTATTCAAAGCCGAGCTTGATATGTCGGCAGGTTCAACGCGAGCCTCCTCCCCCGGTGAACCTCATGGTACACTGACAAGGAACATATATAGTATAGGGGAGGACGAGACGACCCGCTATGCTCGTATACCACACAGTATTGTTTCGGGAATCAAATTTAGTGGAAATGATGTGTTGGTCATCGAGAGATACGACAACGCGGTTGGTATGACTAATTCATCCGAGGATTCCAAGATTGACGCACATGAATACCTGACACCGAGGGGTAGTAATTATAAATCAAGAAGATACAACCCCAATCGGTACCCACAGTTATTGGTATTTGATTCGACTATGAATCAAGTGACTTCTCGCACAACACAGGAAAGAAGCGGTCAATATTACAGCACCCCAGGGTTTGGTGTGAGATGGGGAGGGACGTGGACAGTCCCCGATACACGGAACAGTTACGATCCGATAACAGGGACTTATTTTCCGGTAAGACACATCAATGGTGAGAACGATGACTCACATACCCGTGACGATGGGTGGTGGATAAATCCAATAACGGGGTGGATGCTTTTAGATTTTGAAAGACCCATTCAAGGCATTTCAGTAGGTTATCCCCGACCCCAGGGGTATCAAGATGTGCCGTTTTCGGTGGATGTTTCTGACACCATCATAAACTCAAATAATCATCGTCAACCAGGAAGAGTTGTGTTTGGAATTCCTCAAGCCGGTGAACACAGGGGGAAGATACAAATTTTTGATATTTCTACAAGAAACCATTCTCAAACGATCAATGGAACTGCTCACAACACGTGTAGATACAATTTGACACAGGTTGGTCAGGATATATACGGTGATCAGGTCAAGGGACGATTTGGAGAAAACGTTTCAATCTCGGGCGATGGTTCTCGTGTTGCGGTTGGAAACAGACCATTCTATCTCGATGATGGTAGAGGTTCAAACATCGACACAGGTGTAGACACAAAGTTTTATGTATACGAGTATGACTCCACAAACTCAGAATTTACAAAGACTTTATCTCAAAGTTTAACAATCAGTAAAAGTCTTGAAAATCAAGATACACGATCCTTAGATGAGTTTCAGACTTACTTTATTGACAAGGTGGAAAACAATGTGTACACACAATGGGGAAGGCCACCGTGTTTCATCGAACAAGAAGACGTTGATGTGGGTCTAGACGGAACTTCTTTACTTTTCGACAAACCCTCAAAAATTTGGATCGATTCGAGGTATAGAGAGTCCAAGGTCAAATTATCTTCGGATGGTGCATATGTCGTTGTGAGTGTATTTAATGATTTTATGGTTTACGACATTGGTGCCAAAACAACCACACCCTGGGTCGAGTTTGGACAGGTCATAACCGACACACCACAGGTAAGTCAAACGACAGACATCGACGAATTTCCCTATTCCGGGGCTACGATTTCGCAAGATGGTAAAACTATGGTGGTGCCCAGTTCCGTAGTTCCAAATAAATTTGGAAATAACTCACCGGGTCCCTGGAAGAAACAATTTACTTTATACGATTACAACGACGACACACTCTTGTGGGTAAAAGGCACTACGAATGACGTTGAAAATACTACGATCGCTTTCGATGGAACGGGGGGTGGAACTGGAACTGATAATTTCCCAAATGAAAGAACATTCTTGACAATTTTGTCCAGTGATAAATCTAGGGTGAGTTCTTTATTCGGTGGAGCAACGCTGCTCACTGCTAACGGTGTGGAACAGGACGTTGCACCCACCTTTAGGCAGCATCTTCCTTCCGGTGATCAACAGGCGTTACAATGGACTAAGATCAGACCAGATATTCATATCGCATCGGAAAATCTAAATGAACAACAGTGGAAGGCGACGCGCACGTCACCTGACCCACCATCCGAACGCATTCCAGCGTTTGCCATGTCGAACGACGGAACTAAGATTGTCGTGGGGAATACCAATGACACTCTCAGCTTTTCATCCGTCAATGACAAACGAAAATCGGGGTCTGTTTCAATTTATAATTACGATGCGATCAACGCGATTTGGGATGTGCAAAAAGTCACAGTAGACGACAACAGCGCGGAACTCTCTCTTCCTTACACCCCCGCGAGATTTGGTCATTCTCTCACATTAACTAGGGATGGCACGAGGTTGGTGGTGAGTGCTCCAGGAAATCGTGGTGGTGATGGTGATATTTTTGTGTTTGATACGTCGACCACAACAGCCACAAAAGATTCCACTTTACAGAATCCCGGTGGCACGACTGAATTTGGGTATTCTCTCGCCGTGAGTGATGACAATTCCCGTCTATTCGTCGGTGATCCATATCATAACTCAGAGGCTGGTAGAGTTCTTATTAAGGAATACGTCAGTGGAACGGGATTCTCAGGTGGCACAAGCATCACAGCTGGGAACAGTGTTGAAACATTTGCTGGTAAAAGTTTCAGTCAACATATAAGATTTGGTGAGTCGATTGATGTGTCTGGTGATGGAAACCATCTCATAGCGAGTCGTTTTGGGAAGTTTCCCATACCAGGGTCAGGAGGAGATGTTCGTGATTACTATATTGCGGGTGGTGGTATAGAAATAGCGGAAAAGTGGAACAGGGACACCACAACGGGTGTTTGGGAATTGGAAGCAAACGATAGAATAAAGACTGGAACTGATATTGATATCGGCACCGCTTATTATACACCGGAGTGGGCCGTGGGTGATGAAGATTGGTATGTGACATTGAGTGTAGAGCATGCTCGTTTCGATTTCTTCGGGTTCGATGATGACGCACCCAAAAAACCAAATGTGAAAATTTCAGATTCTGGGGAATTATACATGATTGGTATGGCTTCCTTAAAGGAACCCGGACCGTTGGTCACAACAAATGTTGGAGCGACATCGAACGTCAGACACTCATCGAACGTGTCTGTGTATAAGACCTTCCAAGATCTTACACCGATTATAACATTGAATGGTGACAATATTGTAGACATTGGTCAGGGTATCATATATGTTGATCAGGGGGCGACGTCTGATGTGTCCACGGACGTCGTGGTTACTACTTCAAATGTGAACACTGACATAATCGGTAATTATGTTGTGAGATACGATGTGACAAGAAATGGTTTGAATAACTTTATTGAGAGAACCGTGAGGGTCAAAGTTGTTTCTGATCCACCCGTCGTGACACTTATCGGAAATGCGACAATTTCATTGGAACAGCCAACTACATACACAGAACCAGATCCACCAGTGACATTCAGTGGTGGTGTGCTGGAGACTTATGGAGATCCTCCAGATGGTAGTGCTGTCGGCGTTTTCACGATCCGTTATCAGGTCAGAAACGCGTTAGGTATCGCCATAGCTGAGAGAACAGTGACTATTTTACCAGACACAACACCACCAATAGTGACCAAATTGGGTGGTGACATCATCACACATAAATACAATACGACATACAGAGACCCGTCATATGTCGGTTCCGATGGAAACGAAGAAGTCACCACGACGACTCCTTCATACGTGCGAACCATCACTGACGTGGGACAATACCGCGGAACCACACAAATTACATATTCCGCTGTGGACCCAGCTGGAAACGTCGGAACTGAGACGAGAAACGTGGATGTGAAAGACGTCATGGAAGCCACAGCACTCGAGCAACAGCTCGACAATAGCTATTACTCAACGATTTCTGGGGATGGAAGCAGAATAGCTATAGTTCGTAAAGTCACCAATGACGTGGTGCTTTATGATCTTCCAGCAACCATAAGCACATTCGTTAATGGATGGAGTGGCTTCGAATCCATGGAGGGCCAAATGGTCAAACTCTCATCTGACGGTCAAATCATCGCGTTTACCGCATCGGATGGTGTGCGTGTATATGCGCATAGCTCTGGATCTTGGAACGAGAGACTCGCGGCATCGAGTAGATTTGTTCAACTAGGTGCATCCGCGTATCGCATAGAGATGTCGGATGATGGTAGCACTATTAGTGTTTCCTATCCCGGGGGTAACGACCAGTATATAGAAGAAGTTGTGGTGTTTGGGTGGAATGGTTCAGAATACGTCGAGGAACACAGTATTGCGAATGGAACCGAACCACCTACACCAACTGGATTGGGAACAGCGATGTCACTCAGTTCCAACGGAAATCGGTTAGCTTTGGGAATACCGTCAGCTTCTTCAGAGGGCACCACCTCATCGATAACATCACCCAGTCCTTATGGATTGGCTACACCTTCTCCAACTCTTCACGGGGTTATTCAACTTAACAACAGGTATAAATTGACATCATTTGGACAGTACGGACAAAATAACACAATGTATCGGCAGCTGACTCTCGGAGCTAGGTGGACCGCCACTTGGAAATGGTATATTTACGGTCCCCGTTGGGGAGGAGCTGATGATATGCGGCTAATATATTATGCAACAAATCCGATAACAGCCTATCAAGCTTCGGTGCATAACGGGTACAATAACTTCTATGAATTTTGGCAGGGTGATACACATCAGATAAGAGACAACAATGATATATACAAAAAAACACACCCTGTCTATTACGGGACGTCTAGGTGGCTGGATGTTGAAGTTTCGTATGATAATGGTGTCATGACTTCGACTGTTAGGGACAGGACTCGATTAGTCTCCACCCTTACCCACGATTTTGGAACCGCGCATCAAAATTTGTATAACATACCCACGTATATCGGATTTTCTGGTAGGACGGGTGGAGTTACGTCGTCACAATATATTTCAGGTATAAACATAACAAGTGCAGCTGTCAATTTAGGAGAAGTCGAAGTGTATGAAAGATCTGGAGGTAGTTGGAGCCAACTCGGTCAAACCATCGAGGGGGGTAGATCAGATCAGAGGTTGGGATCGAGTGTGAAATTATCCGGTGATGGATCCACACTTGTAAATGTCAATGACACCAACGACGGTAATAATCAGAAGGTGAACGTGTTCTCGTTGAGTAATGGTGTTTGGACAAAGAACCCAACACTGATTAGCAATCTGAAATCTAGGACTTTGCTAGGAGATTCCAATGATTTAGTTGACATAAGTAGTGATGGAACATTACTCATATACGCGGAAGGGAGAGGCACAGAAACATACACAACACACCCGAATGGTTTGTCTACAAAATACATAGATGGTTTCAAGTTGGAAAATGGGCAATACATCCCCGTTCTTCTCATTCAAGAGACTTCCACAACTTCATCCCTGTCGACGAATCGTGTTGAAGTTTCCAATGATGGATCAAAGGTTTTGATTCAAGCTGATGATAAAGTTGCCGTATACAACGTCACCGAGACAGTTTTCAATCCGGTGATTACACTAAACTATAGGGATGATTTGGATACTATTACAGTGAATGGCACATACACTGAAGGAGGGGCGACGTCGGATGTGACGGATGGTTCAGCTGTAGTAGTAGAGGGTGAAACAGTTACTAATACAGCGGGGACATATAGAGTTACATACAGTGTGAAAGACAACAATACTGGAAAGTCTGCACATAGAACTAGAACTGTAATAATTATTTAATAGTGGATTATTCCATTAGCGGCAAGAGCTGTTTTTGTCACCGCGATCAATACGAGCCCGGTGGCTATATTGGGATACTCCATCTTAAGCAAGCGACCAGCTATCGTCATGGGAAGCACCCACGACGCTAACTGGAATGTGGCATAGTTTACCAGATCTGGAGATGGGAGAGCAGCTTGAACACGAACAGGGCGAATGGGTTTCTTGGGGGTGATTTTTCTTGCTAAGCGCACACGTGGGTGTTGAATACTGATGGGTCGAGCAAGAGCTGACATATCTACAGATGTTAAAATTTTAATCTTTAAACACCTAAGTCGGTGCTTTGCATGTTGGAATGCATCAAACTTCTCCAACCATGAACTCTACTTCCATTGCCGAATACATCCTCAAGCTCGAAAAGCTCAATGAAGAGTCCCGCTCCAAGATTGAGCAACTCAAGAATCTTCTCGACGAGGCGAATGAAGAGCGCGTGAGGGCGCTCGAAGAACTGAACAAGAAATCTCTCTTCGAGACGACTTCCAATCCAGTTTCTAACGAATCTATCAACACAGGCATCGCTCGCCGCCTTCGTGAGCTTGGTGACATGACCGCTGACTTTTACAAGGACGGAGCATACAAGCGTGCTGCCACCATCATCGAGCACCTTCCCTACGAAGTTGAAAGTGGTGAGAGTGTTCTTCACATCAACGGCATCGGCAAGTCCATCGCGACCAAGATTGACGAGTATATCGACGAGCAGGATTCTGACTATGAGGAGTCGGTGGCTTCCAATGACTACTCGTCTGAAGAAGATTCGGACGATGAGTATGTGATTTCTTACAACACTGACATTTATAACATGCTCAGGGGTGTTGCGGCTTCTGAGAAGGACGTCTACAAGAAGAAGGCTTACAACAATGCCGCGGAAGTTGTATTCTACCTCCCCTATACCATCAAGGACGCCTCCGAACTTTGCGCTGGTCCCAACAAGGTGGCTGGCATTGGAAAGAGCATTGCGAAGAAGATCAACGACTTTCTTGGACCGAACAAGAAACTCGCGGACCTCTTTCTGAGGTTGGGAAACCTCGAGGAGAACAAGTTCAAGAGCGAGGTGTATTGGAACGCCTCTGATGTCCTCAAGAGCCTTCCTGATAAGATTGAGCGTGGCGCCCAAGTTAAGAACCTTCCCGGTTTTGGAAAATCCATCTGTGATAAGATTGATGAGTTCACCGCCACTGGAAAAATCAAACGCCTTGACGATCTCAAATCCAAGTAGGTGGAGGAGGCTTTCTTACACCACACTTCTTTGGTCTGTGTATATAGACGATGACCGCGAAGAGTAGTCTAGAAAACATTTTTAATGAAAATCGAGAAAAAAACTTCCCTATAAATACTATGGTCCCTGCGATCGCGCGAAACACAATCATATTCACAGGTTCATTAGCTTTATATGGTATCTATGACTTTTACAAACTTTTGAAGTCATATAAAAAGAAGCCAACTGAATAATAAATATGTATCTCCAGGCAATCTTTCAGACGATGAGGGACATGGGACCTCAGTATCTCATTAACATCTATAAGTGGGTCAAGTGTGCGGTTTGGGACGCACCTTTCCGGGTGTATTTGGATGTTGAACTTGAGAAAAATATGATCGAACGCAACCTAAGTCGCGACGACGACGACGAAGATGAGAGTCATTCCGATTAATGCCAACTCACGTGATCCCCCTCAAGGGACTTTTTGTCCACTCGAATTCTCAGCTTGGGATACCAGGCTTGGCAACTGACGAGCTTCGCATCGCGTTCCTTCAAGCTACCGCTTCACTCTGTCCAGACGTTCAGCGCAAAATCTGGGAAGAGGTTATATACTGCACAGAGCCGATCGAACCACCACCAACCCCACAAAAATGTTCAAAAATTTCTTACACACGTTATTCGGCTTCTCTTCCTCAGAATCTTCTCACAAGACTCGAATGTTCACCGACTACTTATTGAACTACACAATCATAAAAGCAAAAAATGACTGCGGTGAAGAGAGATTTATCGCAGAGGAAAAGGAAAATGATCAAGATCTCGACATACTTGTTACGAAGTGTAAAAGGTTACTATCCTTCGTAGAAAGTAGAGGTTTAAAAGAAAAATATTCACAAACTCTCATTGAATTTGGTAATGAGATTGAACACTGTGTTCAGATACAGAAAAGTATCGAACCTTTATTTGACAAGTATGAAGAAATCAAAAAAATGATAAAGGGCAATTCTATGTCAAGCACCCACCTAAGTCAAGATATGATTTATGAAAATATACACCTAAGTTGAGACTAAATATTGGTTGAAAGATACTTTGAAAAATGGATATGTTCCACAAACTCCAGGAACTCATCGATAAGAATACGGATAACATTCCCGACGGTGATTATTTGGAGATGTGCAACACTTTACAGGCTTTGCGGGAAAAGGTTAAACCCCCAGGATTTTTACTGGATCAGAATGAACCGATGCCACTGTATGAGGATGAGGCGGTTGTTGTGGGTGGGAGTTTGGAGAGTGACGACGACGATGAAGAATATTACGTCTCTTACACGGACGGACAGCCTCCGGAGTGGATGGAGACGAATAGCCATCTTTCAGCTTACGTGCATAGATTGCACACGGAGTGGAGCAGGACCGATTCAGTCGTCTCCCAGTAAATCAATCTCTTTTTCATATGTATGTGACATCAGTATAGTTTTTAGATCTCTTGAGAATGTAATATAAGTTCGCGGTATATCGCCCCATAAACGCTCATTTGTGACGAACGCGTCTACGTTCCCTTCTTTCAGTAGTGGCTCCAGTAGTAACCAATTGGGCTCACTGTAACGAATCTTTTTGCACCCCCTCGAAAACCTCCTCGCGTATATATACCACCCCGCGATACTTCTGTATGTATGTATCGGTCGCTTACCCTGCTCCAAACAACTTCTGAGTGAGGGCACGATGAAGGTGTGAAACTTTGTAAATCCATCCATACAAATTCGTTCAAGTTCGTCATGATTCGTGGTAGACGATAGACGTTCTTCGATCTTTTCCACGTATTCATCGATGTCAAATGGTAGTTCCATCTCTATCGAGGGAACGATCTCCTCTTTTTGGAGTTGTTTGAAGTGGTTGCGATGTGCTTCATCATTCATGACTTGATCAAATGTCTGGTATCCGGACAGGACACCAAGATACGCGAGTGAAGTATGTCCACCATTGAGAATTCGAATCTTCGTTTCTTCATACGGTTCCAAATCACGGGTGATTGTCACTCCAACTTCACTCAGTCTTGGAAAGCGGGACTTGAACTTATTTTCAATTACCCACTGTGTATATTCTTCACACTGGACAGTGTTGTGTCCTAGACCTGGGAACAACTCTTCAACTTCTTCACGGAGAACGTGTGTCGTCCTCGGTGTGATTCGATCAACCATACACGATGGAAAACTCACATTCTCCCTGACCCAGTCTGCAAGTTCGTATTGGTTAGTCTGATAGAGGTAGGCCAGGAACTGCGTTTCTAGGACAATTCCATTTTGGCGAATGTTGTCACAACACATGATCGTGATTGGTGCGCTCCTGTTTCTTAGACCACAGGCGAGGTATTCAAAGAGCGGTGATCCCGGGGCGTATCCACTCTCTGTCACGGTGATCGTTACAAGATGAACAGTTGGAAGAGTGAGCATATGTTTTGCAACGGTTCTGTTCTTCGTCCAGTCGATGTAGTCCAGGTGAGAACGCACGAGGCGGTATGAGGAGGGTGTTTTTAGAATGTAATCATTTATTTCCCTAAATCCTTCATTTCTGAGGTTCACGGCAACGATACCCCACCTAAGATCTCCAGTCTTTTCCATGTAATCGTCGAGATAGACGGCTTGGTGGGCTCTATGAAAGGCTCCATAGCCTATATGTATCACACCCGTTTGACAGTTTTGTTTGTCATAGGTTGTTTTATACATATCTGTTCGTACAGAAGAAAATTTTAAGCTACTTAGACAAAAAAGCAATGACATATGTAAGATGGAAGATTTAATGAGCATAATGCAAATTATTGACCGTTACACTGATAAGATCTCAGAGGGAGACTATCTTGAGATTTGTGACAAGCTGAAACAAGCTTACAACAAGAGGTCGGATCCTGTTTATATGTTTGACTACGACAACTTCACGATACCCCCTGTTGGTCCAGATGAGGTGACGGTGCATCACTTCTATGATTTCTACTATGAGAGAGCTGTTGATTTGGACAGTGAGTTGTTGCAAGATCAGATGGCATATTTACATCGGGAATATGAAACCTATCAGCCCCTTCGCCGAGCGTCTCCGAGAATCAAGGAACAGGTCAAGACTCATTTTTGTCGCATCCATGGTTTGGATCGCACTGACTTGGATGAAGCTGACATAAACAAGAAGGAGTTCAAGCGGACCTGTAAGACGTTCCTGTATCTCGAGAATTGTTTCAGGGCGAGATACAGAGAGGCTGTGGAGAAAAGGATACGATGGCTTGAACTTTCCCAAGACAACTTGGAAACTGTTTGATCTTTTTCAACCTAAGTCAACCTGAACATAAGAATTTGTAGCGAACAAAAACAATGGAACATCTTCAAAAACTTATGCGATGTGTCGACGACATTTCCAAGATTATTCCGGAGGGGACATACTTGGAGATGTGCAACACCTTGAAGTTCGTGCATGAAAACATGCCAAAGTGTGATGACCCCCCTACTGTCGACTCTCGTTCTGTCCCATTTCAGGCTGTGCGGACTAATCTCGACATCCATCGTGTTGTGAGTGACAGTGAAAGTGACGATGAAGGTGAAGAGTATTTCAACATGTATGATGAATGGGTCGAGAACGAATGCACACTTCAGCGACTTGTGATAGATCTTAAGGTTACGGAACGAAGCTTGAAAACTTTGAAGCAGATCAGAAACATCACAAAGACAGTGAGGGAGCAGGCGATTAAGGAGTTTTGCAACAACGATCAGAGACTTGTTGGTCTTGGTGAGTGGACGTTTGAAAATCTCAACCAGAATTCTGTATATTCCAGTGATGAGGAGCGTCGGGAGTGCACGAGTAAGCAATACGAGCGAGCGCTTTACATGGATTATAAAGTCCGCTACAATACTCGGGTGGAGAGGATGAGACGTGAGGCCAGAGAACTCAAGTTTGGGTTGGAGCGTGAGATTTCTGAACTCAGTAGTCGTCAAGAGAGTTTGCGGGAACAGTTACATTAGTTACATTTTATACGTCTGGGTGCACCACCACTTGTTACCACCTGTATATTCAAAGATGATGTGAATGAGGGCACCCGCGATGAGATGGAGAACTGGATCATCCATTTTAATATTTAGTTTTGCGATTGAAAATATCAAAGCAGTGTTCATTATACCTATAATTAAAGCTTCCACTAGAACTGTTGTCACCGGTCTTGTCATTAATATATATCAGGAAAAAAATATGAATGTATATTAATGATCATAATAGTCGTATTTGTAATGATGATGATCGTAATGGCGGGGTTGTTATACCTATACAACCGCCAGATGCAGGTGGAAAGTGAAGTAGAGGCTCCAGAGGCCCCCGTTGTCGAAGAAAAACCACCCTCCATAGCCGACCTTCACGGGGATTGTCTGAGTAACCCTCTGAATTGTGAAGTCGATGAAGTCAAAACAACCATCGAAGATGCGGATGTTCCACTCTATGAAGACACCTATGGTTTCAAGACAAACCTCTTCAACATGAGAAAGGAATTGCAAGAGAACTGGAAGTCTGAAACATCGGAAGACTGGAAAGAAGACTGGGAGGCGGTCCTAGAAAAGGGGAAGGAGATCGACCAAAAGGCTCTTAAGATATCCTACGATGCCTTGAGTGATAGTATGCAGCACTGCAAGCTTAGAATCCCCGGTGAACGATTAAAGAGAAAAACATATGATTCTCGTGGTAAAGAAACAGGAACGGAGCCAACGTATTTAGTGAGTTATCGCAATCAGTTGATTAACTACGCAGAAAAGGATCTCGATGAGATGATTGAGGAACTTTCTAAACTTGACAAAGATCAATTAGATGAATCGATCAAAGAACACACAAATAAGTATAAGAGTTTCCTGAATGTGTATGGTCCAAAGTTGGGTGTGAAAACTGCGGGTGGCATTACAAAGTGTGACTACTATGTCAAAGGTTGTGCGGTGCGTGAATCTGATATCTGTCACGAAGATGCAATCAAGAAACATAAGGAAATACGAGATAATAGACCCGAGATTATTGATTTACCTGAAGAGGATTATAACAGGGAGCTTGAGGAGGCTGGGTTGGTGATGACAGAAGATGGTGTGCAGTTGAGTGTGAAGAATCAGGAAATCATGACAGGTCTCACTGATGAGGAGAAGCAAAAGATCAAGGATAGATTTGGTGAAGCTCAAAAAGCCGCTGAGAACTGGGCACAGAGAGATTGAGATGAATAAAATATAGAGTTATAGTAAATGATCAAGAATCAGTATTATGCACCCACAATTTATGCACTCGTCGGCGCATCCCTTACAATTTTAGGATTGTATCTTTGTGGGAAACTCAGGGTAAATGAAAGGTATGAAGCTAAAAAAACCAAAGAAGAACTGCTCAACTTCCTGGACGAGGTTGAGAATGATACTAAAAAAAAGTATGACTAATATATATATATGGATGCTGATTACCCACCAAGTTCGAGTAGTGGGGGAGGAAATCTTGCAATCATTTTACTCATTTTTCTGATTGTATCAATAGTTGTTGGTGGTTTAATATACGGTCAGAGAAGAGAAAATGAACTCAAAAAAAAACTTGAAGATGTAAAAAAGGAAAAGGAAACTGCAATTTCAAAGATAGAGAAAGAAGCTAGTGAACAAGAAGCTGAATTAAAGAGTGAACAAGAAGCTGCTAAAATTCGTCAGGATGCTGAAAATGAAAAAGAGCGGATTCGTTTGGAAAGTGAAGCTAAACAGAAAGAACTTGAGCTTCAACTTGAAAAAGCCAAAATTGAAAGTGACATGAATGAACGTAAAGCAAAATTAGATATGATTGAGATCAAGGTAAACGCAGAGCTTGAAGATGCCAAGAATTCCGTGTCTGAAGCTAAAGCGATGCAGGAAGAAGCTAAAAGAGTAAAGCAGGTGGCCGAGCAAAAAACGAAAGAAGCTCAGGAGGCAATGGAGAATGCTAATAGAGCCGCCGATGAGTCTGCTAAGAGTCTCGCGGAGGAGAAATTGAAATTGGCTGAGGAATATGAAAAAAAGGTCGAAGAGATTCAGCTGGAAGCTGATCAGAAGATTGCAGAAGCCGCAGAAAAGGCGAAAGTGGCAGTTGCTGTCAAATCTGCATTAGATGATGCTGGAGCCGAGATCGAGAGTGGTAACCCCGACCCAGAAGTGATAAATACTATCAAAGAAAGTATTTCAGACGAAACAGTTGATGATGAAGATACTTTCGAGGGTCTGCGTAATCAACTCACTCAGTTGTCACAGAAAGAGCTTGGTGAGTCGATATCTTCTGTAGTCAGATCATCAGGGAAGTCTGAAATTGCCACCGTTGGTGGTGGTGTAGTCGAATCATTGGGGAAGAAGGAGGTGAAGTCTGAAATTGCCACTGTCGGTGGTGGTGTAGTCGAATCATCGGGGAAGAAGGAGGTGAAATCTGAAATTGCCACCGTTGGTGGTGGTGTAGTCGAATCATCGGGGAAGTCTGAAATTGCCACCGTTGGTGGTGGTGTAGTCGAATCATCGGGGAAGAAGGAGGTGAAATCTGAAATTGCCACTGTTGGTGGTGGTTTGGGTCAGGGAATCGCCACTGTTGGTGGTGGTTTGGGTCAGGGAATCGCTACTGTCGGTGGTGGTTTGGGTCAGGGAATCGCTACTGTCGGTGGTGTAGTCAAATCATCGGGAAAGAAAGGTTAGTCAATAAAATGTAGATGTACTATAAATGAAAATTAACTCGTTTCTATCAATTCTTTTTGCGGTCATGTTAGGACTTTACGTCTGCCGCAACTTTACGGAAAAATACTTGTCGAGAAACATGAAAGTTATCATCAACGACATCAAGAAGAAAGAACGTGAGGGGAAGCTTTGAGTTACCCCCCTCCACCTCCATTGACCTTTTCGAATATTTTACCCCAAATCTGGTCTTTTCTTGCGACTTTACCGTTGACGCGGAAATCGAGAACTCCGAGTTTTCGCGCGAAGGTTTCAAGTTCCCTTTTTCTCATTCGTGAACAATTACCCAGTAGTGGTTGTTCACGTGATGACTGTGAGTCGGAATCTGAGGATCTTCGTGGCTTCGATTCTGTGTATTTACCAATGACGTAAATTTGACCATCGTGGTTCAGGTCTCGCATGAAGGTCTTTCCAACCTCATACGCACGTAAGAGGTCAGAGGGAGATTTTGCTCCCATGATTTGAACCTTACCGGTTTTGGTCAGTTTGAAAGTTGTATCCTCAAAGTAAACATAGAGAAAGGAGTTTATCTCTGGTTCATAAGAGACTCTTCTGACACCATATCTTTTGCCGTGTTGAGCGATGGTCATAAAATCCCGGAAAATTCCATTGATCAAAAACTGACCACTAAGGTTGTTGCACTTGAAAGGTTTGTATAAGAAGCTTTCACCGTCTGTGTATGAGCGAATAACAAACTTTCGGATCAACTCCATGTGGTTTCCAAATGAGTTGCCGAGTAAACCACCAGAGAATCGTATCTTTCCGTTTTTGTAAATGTTAAAAGCGATGTTAGCGGTTTTCCCATTCTCCTTGGACAATACCATTTTGAACTGAACTGATGAAAATGATAAACTGATATCACCCTGCTGACCAAATTCACGGGTATGAGAGAATCCTGAAGACAGTCTTCCATACCATCCCTTGATTTCTTTGGTATCCAGGTATAAGTCTTCACCGATGGGGGTGCTGGGACGTGGTGGAATGAGGAGCATCTTCTTGAGATCAACTTTCGTATCACCTCGACCGAACCCAGAGTCGACGATTGCATTGAACAATCCGGGGTTTAGGTCTGTGATATCGAGAGGGATGACAGCGTCTTCGAAATCTTCCAACAGATTCCGTGAGGTGTTGCGTTCAAGAATCTGGTCAAGTTCCTTCGCGAGATCATCGCTACTAGAATCTTGACTATTAATTTCAGTTCTCATACTTTGGCTCGTAGCGTGAGTCAGTATTTTTAAAGAATGTCCGTCCAATTACGACCAACCTGTATCAAACACGAAAAAACGAAAATGAACCGCGACAAAAAAATTTTCATTATGGTCGCCATAAATTGGTGCGCACCGGCAGACTTTTGCGAACTTGGGTCTCGCAACACAGTTGCACGACAACGAAATCGGGTTGCTTTGTATGAGTTTTCAGTCAGTACCCTGACTTTTTCTCAAAAAATTCTAAAAACTGTCATGAGCTTTTCCGTTTTGAGTTGTGATTTTGTCAAATGGGGGGGGACATGAACTTAGATGAATTTTGATGAATTTTGTCAACCTTTCGTCGCGACCTTTCGTCGCGACCTTTCGTCGCGACTTTTCAAAATAACATCTGATCCGTGCAAGTTATGTGGGACTCACGGGGATGTGTTGTGGGGGGGTTTGGATTCAGTGAGGTTCAGTGACGACTAGTGACGATCAGTGACGATCAGTGACGATTAGTGACTACCAGTGAC